ACATAATACGCAGTTGGCTAGTGCTTCTTGAGTGGGCATCATCCATAACGCTAATCCACCACAAGCCATTGAAACGCCTGACATATTAAGTCCGTTAAACTTTTTTGCCATGTGTTCCCACATCTGCTTTATCTGTGGATTATCACTGCGGTCAGCGTGACAACCAAGCAATGCTACTTGCGGGTCTAACTTTGCATTTTCAGCCAAGAAAACTGTTTGTGAATCAGTTAGATAGCGACGACCTTTCCTAAAATCACTGATTCTTTGCTGTGGAATGTTCATATCCATAGCTATTTGCTTGTCTTGAACGTAGTTTTGAGCCTTTTTATAGGCTTCAATCAGTTCATTTTGATACATGCTAAATCCTCCGTTTTCCTAATCATAGCTTATTAGTAACCAACTTTGGTTTATTGCAGTAACCAAATTTGGTGTATATGCTTTCTTCCGAGTAACCAATTCTGGTTATTAATTTGGCTTCAAGGTGGATTGCTATGTACATCGTTCAAGTTTGCTCTGGGATTCTTCCTCGATACCTTTCTCATTATCAAGTTACCGATACTGGTCTTACTCCTGTTATTACGGTTAGCAAATCTAAAGCAATGCCTTTGACTGATGCTGATATTCAAGACGCTTTCAATAGGCTTCTTCCTGCTTGGCCTCTAATGAAAGTTGTTGAGGCCTAGTAATGGATTCTATCTACTTCGACAACGAACCCAATCACGGCATCAACGCCTATTTCCCTTGGGGTCATAATTTCTTTAAGTCTCCGCGTGAATTCTTCCAGTTCATGGAAGCTCACTATGGAATGGTGTCATTTCAGATTGTTGAAATCACTGATGATAACTATCAAGAGCTTTTGGTTAAGGGTGTGTTCCATGCCATCTAAAAAGCCTCATAAGTTCCATGATGAAATTCGTCCGGTTCAAGTGGATCACCTAGCCTTTTCGTTTTCGTACGGTTCGCTTAGACACTTGGACAACTCGAACGAACAAGACTTTATAAACATGCAGTTTCCAGAGTTTAAAAAGCAAAGTGTTAAAGGCCGCTTTAACTCATCGGAAGCCATAGAAAAATCAATCGAGTTACACCGTAACAAGTGTCGTAAGGTTTTAGCCGATAGGTTTGATGAGTTCATGGCAAAAGTCTTTAACTTCCGTCTGTCTCCTATGCGTGGCCGTGGCTTGCATGGCTATGAAGATTCAATGGTGATTTACGATTCTACGGGAACGGTGGAATGCGGTCTGGTTGGTGTTGGTGGTAACAACGATACGGTCTACGTACAAATCAATGGTACGGGTTGCGCTAAGTTGTTTGACTTCACCACACACAAAAAGGTGCATTGGTGGTTGTCACTTTTGGGTATCACTCGCCTAGCCCGTTTAGATCTCTGCGTGGATGACTACACCGGAATCTTTGACTGTAAGTATGCTGAGAAATGTTTTTATGAGGGAGCATTTCGCACTGCTTCTCGTGGTCGTGGTCCGACAATGGTTCCTCATAAGCGCGTTTCACAATCCGGTGAATTATCAGAGGAAGCCGTTCTTGTTGGCTCTCGTACCTCTGCAATCTATTGGCGTGTGTACAACAAGAAGTTTGAGCAAAACATCGCTGACCCTGAAGTGATTTGGTACCGCAATGAAGTGGAATTGAAGAAGTGCGATTTAGCACTACTCGCCTCGCCTGCTTCGGCCTTTGCTGGTCTGTGTGACTTCTCGGCCAGTATCGACCCTGCTGAACCAATGAAGATTGAGCTTAACAAAAAGAAAGCAGGACTTGAGTTCTTTGCTCGTATTGCTTGGGTTCGTCGTCAATGTGGTAAGGCACTATCTGAAGTTATAGCAATGACAGATGGTGACTTGGGTGAAGCCTTTGGGATGCTCATTCCTACGCATCATAGACGTGCAAACTTTGAAACCTCGTTAGGCATTCCTGACGAATACACTAAACAGAAAATCGAAATTTTGGAGTCAAGAATATGCCTACAATAACTGGTATTGCTATCAAGCGTTTCCCTAAATCCAACATGGAATTTGCGGAATTGTCTGTCCTTCGTGCCGTTGAAGAAGTCGATAACGAGAAGTTTCAGCAAACGGGTATCGGTTACTCAACTGACATTCCTTACAACAAACAAGCGTTGAAAATTGATGTGGCCTACGCTCGTCAGCTTATCCAATCACGCGCTTTTGTTGCTAACCGTGAATACGAACTGAGCTTTGGTGCTAACCCAAATGATCCTCTAGACATCTTGGTTAACAAGCTCGTTCCTGTCGATGAAGAAATTAAAAAGCACTTCGATAACTTTATGAAAGCTAAGTAATTAGGTCTTAGGTGCTATGTCTATTTGCGTGACTGTTATTGATGGGATTTTGCAACAATCATCGGGGGATGTTTGTGAATATGTCTTGGTCTCTAAAGAACAGTTAACGCACTTGGTTGATGGTCAATTTGATTGGTCATTACTTGAATTCGACAAATCTCTTTATGAGTTCGTCGTACAACAAAGCTTAATCACGTTCATTGGTGGGCATGTATTAGGTCGAGTATTAAAACACTTTCGTTAATCCATTTAGGAAAATTATTATGATTAAACTACGTCAATTGGTTAGCAATAAAATCCTTGTTGCTTCTGTCGCTCTTACTTCTGGCTCTGCGTTCGCTGAAGGTGCAAATGAAACCGCGATCACTGCCGCTGTCGATGCGGGTAAATCTATGGTCAGTCTTACTACTTCTGGTGTAATTGGTATCGCTGCACTTGGTTTCGGTCTAGGTATGGTTGTCGCTTGGCTCCGTAAGTAATGATTGTCTCCGTTGTTCTTGGCTCTTTAATGTGTGCCTCATTCCTTTATGGGGTTTACACCGGAGTCATAGCAGGTTGATTGATTGGGAGCTTCGGCTCCCTTTTTTATTGGGGGTAACTTGTGTATTCAAAATACTCTATATCTTTGCTTTTTCTGACCTTGGCAATGAGTCCTTATAGCTTTGCCTACTACAAAGTCACTAACATTGTGACCGCTGGCCATTGGTGCAACGTCTCTTACTCAAAAGGCCAAACTTATACCGAAGGTTCTAACCCATGTAACGGAGATACCGCTAGAAAATGGCACTACGAAGAAACATCTTGGGTATCAGCAGGAAAGGTTTATGCCAAGCAAGTCTACAACACGACAGGCAACTATAAGAGTGTTGTAGTCGCAAATGTAGCTTGGATAGATGAACCGACATGCAAATCAATGAAGGGCAAAAGTTTAGGTACTGTTACCTTCCCTGAAGGGACTCGCGACGTTGCGACACTTTGTAGAAACTCTTGTCAGGCTAATTCAGACATTTTTTTCCCTGCTGCCACTCCTCCTTATGGCGTTTTCACCTACACAGGCGAATCATGTGACGATTCAGAAGGCTCTGGTGGTGATGGTTCTACTGGCGGTGATGGTTCTACTGGTGGTGACGGTTCTACTGGTGGCGATGGTTCTACTGGTGGTGACGGTTCTACTGGTGGTGATGGTTCTACTGGTGGTGATGGTTCTACTGGTGGTGATGGTTCTACTGGTGGTGATGGTTCTACTGGTGGTGACGGTTCTACTGGTGGCGATGGTTCTACTGGTAGTGATGGTTCTACTGGTGGTAACGGTTCTACTGGTGGTAACGGTTCTACTGGTGGTAACGGTTCTACTGGTGGTAACGGTTCTACTGGTGGTAACGGTTCTACTGGTGGTAACGGTTCTACTGGTGGTAACGGTTCTACTGGTGGTAACGGTTCTACTGGTGGTAACGGTTCTACTGGTGGTAACGGTTCTACTGGTGGTAACGGTTCTACTGGTGGCGGCAGTTCTAATAATGGTGAAGGTCTCACTAAGGGAGATATCAAAGACGTTCTTGAAGATGTCTTTGGAAAATCAGGATCATTCAGCGCTCCAGGGCAAGGTGATGGATACGCGACTAACACTGTACTCACCACAGCAGTTGATGATCTAAAAACTGAAATTGATGACCTAGAAAAAACACTTGAAAGTAAGGTAAAGGAATCCCCTTTGAAGCTCGGTCAAATGTCATTCTCTGACGGCTCATATGACGGTACAAGCTTCTTTCTTAGTCGATGGGATGTTGATGTGGGTTTCAATCTTTTCAGCACTTTAGGCTCCAACAATAGCAATATGATTCGAACCGTTATCTTATTCATCGCCACTCTATTAGCTGGCTTTATCTTGCTTTCCTCTGGTCGCTCTAAGGTATAAATCATGGAATATTTCTACAGCGCACTTGATTACATTGTTTCTGTCTTTGGCAGTATTTACGACTTCTTCGCCACCATACCGGACTTGTTTCTGGACGTGTTCACATACGCATGGTTTTGGTTCATTAAGCTCTATATCTACCTAAAAATCCAAATGCTAGAAATGGCCTATAACGTTGCCTCTTTGCTGCTTTCTGAATATGAGGTCTACACGGTTTTGAACATGGCCTTTAACAAGCTTCCCTCAGACTTACGCTTTGCCTGTTACCAGTTCGGCATTGTTGATTCAGTTCGAATTGTTGTTGATGCGTTTGCTACGGCATTTGTGCTTAGAATTATGGGGTGGTGATATGGCTGTTTCCTTTCGTCATGGCTCTAACGGAGCTTATAAAACCGCTTATGTCACATGGTTCGAAATCCTCCCTGCTTTGCGTGAGGGTCGTATCGTTGTCACTAATATTGAGGGCTTGAAACCTAAAGAATCTATCGAAGAATTGTTAGGTGAAAAGTTTCCAGATTCAGCACGCTTAATTAGGATCTTTACACGATCTTCTGAGGGGGTAATGCTCTGGCAAAATTGGTTCAACTGGATGCCTCTTGGTGCATTCGTTGTGATTGATGAGTGTCAGGATTTGTATTGTCCCGAAGCAGGATTTAAGCGTGAGAAATTCTTACAAAAACCCTTTTCTGAGTTCGTAGATTACCTACCCAAAGACTTTTCAGAACTGTTCTATTCTCGTTGGCTTCCGGTTGACCCTGATTCGTTTGAAGTCGGTGACGTTGATGATTGTGAACGAACCCAACTCGATGAAAATAACAGACTGCTCTACCCGTTCGACTTCTACGGTGCATTCATGCGACATAGAAAATACCAATGGGATATTGTCATGCTTACACCTGATTACACCGCAATCCCCACTTGGTTAAAAGGGTGTGCCGGTGAAGCTTATTCTCACCGCTCAACAGATACATTCTTTCGAAGTCGTAAGCCTAGGATTTTTAACCACCCTCCAAAATCCACTAAGACAGCTCCCTCCACTAAGGCCGACATGGCCAGTAGTACCACCAAGAAAGTTCCTGTTGATGTGTTCGCGCTTTATCAGTCCACAGGAACCGGAGGCTTTAACGCTACTAAATCTGATATCTCGGTTTTGAAGTCTCCAAAATTCATTCTTGCGATCATTATTGGGGTCGCGGCCATTGGCAAATTTCTATGGGATTTATCTTATGTACTATCTGATTCTGATGTGGGTGAAGTTCAAACGGTTGATGCGCCAGCTGCCTCTACCAACTCGCCTACTCTATCTACTCCGGTTAACGTTCCAGTATCTGAAAATGTTCCTATCAAAGATGGGGAAAGTTCTGTTCGGGTGGGTTCTAGCAATGCTACTTCTCAAGCTTCTGCTGAAAGTCTTCCTGATGCTGTGAATCCTTTCTTTGATGCTTTTCCCGTATTCAACGGCTCTACAGCGGTCTATCTTACGTCAGTAAGTAGAACGGTTTATCCAAAGGGCTTTGGTGAGTATTCGGATTTTGTCTTTAGGATAGATAAAGGTGTAGACACCTTTTATATACGCTCGGCTGTATTGAACCGCTACGGCTACCGCTTCGAATTGCTTGATGATTGCTTGATTCAAGTGCGCTCTAAAACAGTGTCGAGGGTTTTAACGTGTCCACCTACATCGAGTGGCGTTGCTATCGCTTCTGAGAGTAACGATTTGATGAGTGGTAGAGTCGAAGACGTTCAAAGGTCTGTCGATATCTTCAGCATGTGACGAATGACATACTTGAACGGTGGTATGTCAAAAAATGACATACTCGCCCCGCAGGGATAAGGGCACTCGATACAGTTCTTGGGTATGACTTCCCCAAATGCCCGAAAAGCAGCGAAGCGTAACTGACTTGATGAAACCACATCACTATCCCTTCACATTGCCAAGATCACCCTAGCAGAGCCTCACAACATCAGTGGGGCTTTTTGCTACTGCAACCCATCTTACTAACAACTCTTTTCTATTCTGCTCACAGCTTCGCGTGAGTCGTGAGAGCTGAACAGCGAGCGCGACGCTGTGGGCAGCAACCCCCGTGTTGTATCACGGGGGTAAATTCGTCCTAACTATCAGCACTCACACAACCGTCTCTAGTTGCAAGCTTGCGCGCTAGTGCTCCTCAACGGTATTCGCAAACGTAGTGCGCCACTTTTTGAACGAAGTGAGTCTTGCACCGTGTGATCGAGTGTGATCAAATGTTCTATGTAAGGAGGTGCTTAGATGAGCAGAAACAAGAAGTACGAAGATAAGATGAAATCCAATGGGTTTAAAAAAGTAACTCTTTGGATTCCAGAGGATAGAGAATCCGATATTAAACAGGCAGCATCTGCTATGTGTGATCATGACAACCTGACGGTTGGAGTTCTGAAAGATGTTCATACAGGGCGTATGGTTTCCATGCATTAGAGAGCCTGTCACTGGTGACACTCTAATATAATCAAATTTCGTTACATTCAGCATTGTAATACAATGAGTTTCACACCAATAAAAGTGAGGCATATTATGAGTAACATTAGTGTAAATGACATAGTTATTGTCGATAAACAGGTTGAACGTGATTATTGTGTTGTTGAAGTTAAGGACGATTTAGCATTATGCCGTTGGTTTGCTACTGAAGAATGGTTTGATATTTCTAGGCTTATTCGCATAGAAACCCCAGACGTTGCAATCGGATTTTCACCTAAGAATGAGGATTTGGACATCATATGAAACTGTCGCCATTAACTCACCAAGCGTATAAACGTTGGATTACCAGAGATACTTGGCATACAGGCCATAGTAACGACATGAAACTTTTCTTCGCCTTTGTTCAAGCCTACTTTCGATTTACACGTGGTAGTCACATTACGGGCAGCATGCTTAAAGATGATATTCTAACAATCTATCAAATTGATCATTACGAATACCATGCAATTCAATATGGTAATCTGTTCGATAACTTAGTCGAATTTCATTCATATTCGAAGAACCCTTATCAGTAGCATTAACGGCTTCTAATAAAAAGACCCCTAATGGGGTCTACTTTACTTTTGGATTATTCTGGCCATCGCTCTTGCTGTTTTAATTAGATGGGTTGAAGTCTTAATTTCTAACTCTGATTGAATCCCTAAGAGCGCAATCCCTGCTAGTATTTGTTGCGGCCTCACCACTTGGCCAGTTGGCAGCTCCATACTGTCGTATAACATTTTGAACTGTTCCCAATCATCACTCACGCTGAGTTCCCGACCTTTTGCCATACGCATGAGCCTTTTACACTCAGGAGGTATAGGTTTTCCTTCATCCCAACTCGTGACAGTCCTCACAGTTTTAAAACACAGTTCAGCGACCTCTTCCTTTGTCATTTGGCACTCTAACTCTCGAAAAATGTAATTCTTACTCATTTCGCGATACTTCAATGATAAAACCTCTAAATACAAGAGGTTGCACTACATTTATAAGATATGCACCATTAAACATAATCAG